TGCTTGAGCGTGGGGGCCAGCGCGCCTCCGACCATGAACGCGACCTGCTTGAGCGACCGCCACAAGGTGGACAGGGCATCCCCAAACGCCTCGGCTGCCTGGGCATCTTCGGTGCTCATGGTCAGGCCAAGGCCGTTCGCTTCGCGGCGCAGCTCCTGGATGCCCTGCGCGCCGGTGGACAAGAGCGGCAGCAGGCTCGCCCCGGTGCGGCCGAAGATCTCCATCGCAATGGTGGCGCGGTTGGCCGGGTTCTGAATCCGCGACAGGCGGTCGGCGATCAGCTCGAATTGCTGGTCGGGTGATAGGCCGCTCAGGTCGGCGATGGTCAGACCGAGCCTGTTAAGATTCTGCCGCGCCGATGCCGATCCGCGGGCGGCCTCGATGATGTTCCGGCTCATGGTGCGGAGGCCCTTCTCCAGCTCCTCGGCCCCGGACCCCGACTGCTCGGCGGCATAACGCAGCTCGGATAACGCCTCGACCGCCACGCCGGTCCGCTGGGACATGTCGAGCATGTCGCTGCCCATGTCCGCAAACAGCTTGGCCGCGCCGAGAAAGGGAAGGGCCAGCGTGACGCCCAGGCCCGCGAGCTTTGCCCCCAGCGCCGTGATGCTCGCGCCGAACGCCTTCAGCCTGGCGGACGCGGCATTGAGCCCCTTGACGAGCCGACTGTCCTTGACGAACAGCTCGACATAGGCGGCACCGGCGCGAATCCCCGAGGCTGCGGCCATTGTCAACTCCGATCCACGAACACTCGCTTAAGCACATCAATCGACGCCTTGCGCACCGGCAGCTCCCGCCTGCGCTGGTAAGGGTTGAAGTCCGCCGGCTTGTAGGGCGTCGGCTTCTTGCGCTGGTCGCGATGAATGTTGGCCGTCAGCGCCAGCACGGCGGAAGTGTGCGCCCAGCGCTCGCGGCAGCGGGCCTCGGCCATCAGGCAGAGTTCCCGGAGGGTGAAGGGTCCGGGGTCGATGCCGAGGATTCCGGCGCAATGCCAAACGAGCGCAAGAGCTTGTTCGCTTCGCGGTCGGCGTCGAAGCTCTCCAGGACCTGTTCCGCCCGATCCAGCATCCTGCTGCGCACCTTCTTGGACTCGGCGATGATCTTCCGCAGGCTGCGCCGCACCTTCGGATCGGGGAAAAAATCGATGAGTTCCTCCAGGAAGGCTTCGGTCGCGTGGTGGATGACATCGCCGAACATCGCCCGGCCGAAATCTTCGTCGCTGACGTTCTTGGCGTCGGTCTCCTCCTTGCACAGGCAGTAGATCACGTCCACCAGCTGGATCGGGTCGCCCAGGAGCTCGCCCAGCCCCTTAAAGTTGTCGTCGAGGAGCTTGTAGAGGTTGATCTTGAGCAGCCCCTGGACGCGCTTGATGGTCGCCACGTTGACGGCGATGGTCCAAACGCGCCCGGCGTTGTCAGTGAAGGTGTGCATAACTACTTCCCTTACGGCACGACGATCCAGATGGGCGGGTTGACGGAGTAGGTCGGCTTGACGGTGACGCTGACCGTGATCGCTTCCTCCAGCGCCTCGTTGCGGCTGAAGTTGGTGACCATGCAAGTTGCCCGCAGACCCTGCGAGCCGGACACGGTGATGTCGCCGTCCATGACCGCGAACTCCATCGACCCGCGGTTGAGGAACGTGTCCCGGATCGAGCCGAAGTCATCGTCGGCCGTGTCCCAGACCATCTCGAACTCGATGGACCCGTCCTTGAGCGTGGCGACTGTGGCCCGCCAGCCGGCGTTGCCGCGCGTGGTCACGTCGGCCTCGCCGGCCTCCAGGTTCAAGGTCACGTCCTTGACGTTCTTGACCTCGTTCCACACCGGGGCGGCGAAGGTGCCCGTGTTGCGATAGAGCTTGGCGTCGAGGCCGAGTTTGACTGCCATGACTGAGTCTCCTTATCGGACCGAATCGCGCCACAAGGCCGACAGCTTGGGCTTTTCCGCTTCAAAGGCCGGCTGCATGAACGGCCGGGGCCGGTAGCGCACGTGCCGGGCTTTACCGTGATCCTCGATCACCGCGTCGCCGCCATGTTCCAGGAGGCGAGGCGCCGGCGAGCCTTCCTTCGTCAGCGTCGGGCCAATGACGACGCTCTTGCGCTGCGGATCGTAGGCGAACAGGATGAACTTCCGCAGCAGACCCACGTGCGAATAGGGCGGCGATCCCGGCGGGCTCGTCCCTTTGCGCTTGCGGATCGAGGTCTTGGCCCGCTGCCGCACGAACGCGCCGAACTTCGAGAACACCCGCCGCGTGCCGGCATCCACCGACCGCTTGACCTTTTCGCGGTCGAAGAAGCCGCCTTTCGCTGCCTTGAAGGTCATGCCGATCATGCGTTACCTCCACACGCGATAGGTCAGCGTGATGACGCTGGTGAACTGGCGGAATTCGTCCAGGTGCTCCAGCGAGTAAACCGGCTCGTTCTTCACCTCGGTGCAGCGGGCGTTCGGATAGCTCGCGAGCGGCTGTGTCCGAAAGTGGTCGGCGATCTCCTCGACCAAGGTCATCAAGGCGTCCAGCGCCGCCTGGCTCATGTCGGTCTTCTGCTGCACTGCCACGTCGATCAGGTAATCGAAGGTGTCGCGGTTGCGGTCGAGCGTCTTCGAGGCCAGCGACCGGGGCACCACGCTTACCTTCAGCTCCGTCATCTCCGACAGCTCGAACTTGGGCTGATAGTGGCGTTCGGCGGTCAACGGCTGGCTGAACGTCGTCCCGTTCAGTTGGGCAACCACCGCGTCAGCGATGTCGAGAATGACGGCCATTACGTTCCTTCCATGCCCACCTGCTTCGTGTGAATCCGCAGCAGCTTCCGAAACACGTCCGACCAGCGCCAGGGCGGCTCCTTGCCAGGAGCCATGACCTCGTAGATGAACGTCTTGGTCCCCTGCGTTTCCCGAATCAGGTCGCCGCGCTCGGGCAAGGTCGGCGAGCCGCCCAGGACCAGGTCAGCCGCGTGAATGAGGAAGTCGCGGTCGGTCCATTCCATGCGCACGCCGCCGTAGCCGTCGTCGAGCTTCAGCAGCGTCCGGCCAACCGTGGCCTGTGCCGTGACTTCCTGACCGCCGCGCCGGTAGACGACCTGTCGGGAGGCGTGGGTCTTGAGCTGATCGGTCAGCCAGTCCGATCCGGTTTGCAGCAGGTCGGGCATGTCGTCCTCACTGGTTCATGCGGACGCGAACCGTGGCGTCGGCATCAGTTGCCGCCTTCACGACCTTACCGATCTGCTTGTTGCCGGCAGCCGTGGACGTGACGACGTTGGCGGCGTCATCCCAGTACACCGTCGTGCCCGCCGCCAGCGCCGTGCCCGCACCAGTCGCCTTGGCGAAATCGAAGACCCCCTCGACCGCCAGTGCGCCGAGCTTGTTGGCCTTGATGTCGAGCTTCGCCACGCCAACCAGATCGCCCTGGACCACCACGTCGCCCGCAGCAACGTCGGCTCCGGGCGTGTAGTCGATGGAGGCCCCTTCGTGAACGAAAACGGCTTGTGCCATGATTCGATCTCCTTTGGTTCAAAGCGTTACGCGCCGGCGCTCTTGACCGCCGCCCGGAAGTCCTGCATCGCCACGCCGAAGTCAAAGTAGCCGCGCCACTTCATGCCCAACGTGTCGAAGTCGGTCTCGCCCGACTCGATGGTCGGCGTGCGCTGTCCGCGCAGGTAGGCGATCTCCATCGCGGCCACGTCGGCCGGATTGGCGAACAAATACCACGCCGTGGCGCTGCCGCCGGCGATCCCCTGCGAGTTCAGGTACGGCGATGCGTAAGGCTCCCACTTGCCCGCGTGAGGATTGTTGGCCGGCTTGGGCTTGTCGGCGGTCGTCGTCTCGTTCACTCGCGTCTCGGTCATCAGTTGCTGCGCGGTGACCTTGAGCGCCGTGGGCACCAGCAAGATGGCCGGCGTGATCAGGATCGGCTCACCGTCCTTGTCGGTTTGGTCGGCGAACAACTGCTCGGCGCTGGTCAACGAGCTGATTTGCAGCGCGGTGCCGGCGCCGCTCTGGAAGTTCTTGTTGGCCGCGCTGAAGAAGTTGTTTGGGTTCGACAGCAGCAGCGTGAACACGGCCGACTCGACCGCCAACGCCGACTGCCGGCCCAGGATGCGGGGGATTTGCAGGAAGGCGCCGAGGTCGTCGTTGATGATCATCTGCCGGGTCAAGGAGATGATCTTGCCGTAGGTGTCGATCTGGTTCGTGTACGCCTCTTCGGTAAG